CTTATATACAATAATGAAAGAGATAAAAGTTCTTTTCACCAACGCCGGTTATACATCATATGACCTCAACTCTCTTGGAGATAAGAAAATTACAAGGCTTCAAGGTGAGTACCCTATAATGTTGATCAGTAGAGGTAAAGAAGTTGTTGATAATGAAGGCTCTCCAATTGATTGTTTAGTAGAAGATGCTGAATTACATATTCGCGTAATACATGAATCAGGCCTTGAAGAGTTTGAGAAAGTTTCAGCCGCAGAATTACTAAAAGTAAAGGCAATTATAAAGGCAAATAAAACTAATCAGACTTGGGCTGATTGGAAAATGATAGATAATTTTAACGGTCAATTACAAAGTACAAATACTCATAGTGATGTGTTTGGTGGAATTGATATAAATGCAACTGTAAACTACAGAGAATACTAAGTACAGGGAGTACAATAATATGTCATGTGCAGGAAAAAGAACCAGAATAAAAAACCTATTGGTAAAAAAACAAGCGGCTGACGTTTGGACCCCTCCAACAGCTGAAAATAATTTACGCTTAGATGCCGGCGCTATTATGCAAGCTACCCCTGAGCAGATTGAGCGGGATATACTTAAATCAAGTTATACACCTGAGGTTAATCTTGCTGGAATTCTTGTTGCAACAATGACCGGTGTAAGTGAGATGTTTGGCGCCGTTTATAGTGCTATTGTTAAGCCGTGGTTTACTGACCTATTTAACGCCGCTGGATTGATTGAATTTCAATTAATGGAAATTCCAGTCAGTGCAATTGCTACTCAATTTGTTCATAACGAAATTGTCACCGGAGCTGTTGGCGTAGGTCGTGTAGTTGTTCCAACTGTAGCCGGTGATACTACTGTTATTATAGAGGTTACAACTCCCGCTTTTGCGGCTGAAACTATTACAGGCAGTATTTCCGGTAGTGCTACAGCTACAGGCGTTGAAGTTATACGCGGGTGGTCTTTTAAGTTTGATACTTCTTCTTGTATTCGATTGAGTGCACAGTCAGAAGAAGACGGTCAAATCTCACAGATTTATAATGCGGTACCAACATTAAGTATAGTTGCTGAGGCTGGAAAAATACCAAAGATTAATTATGAGCTTGCCGGAGTGATTAGAGATCTTGCCGGTGTAGCCCGATGGATGAGAGATGGAGCAATGACCGATCTTACCGGATTTAGATCTGAAGTCATACCGCCTAAATATGTTGACGCTCGATTAAAGCTTGATGATGGAGCAAATGTTTGGTCCCCTGTTGTTGACTCTTCAACTACAATTGATACAGCTATTGAAAGAAACCTCAGAGTAGACGCTAATAACCCTCTTGGAGCTGAAGGCTACCTGTTGACAGGACGCGGTCCTCTATCTTCCTATAGAGTTAATACGCCAACAAATGCAGAGAAAGAAATTTGGAAAGATTGGTTCGCGGCTTCTGCAATAGCAACTGAATTCAGAATTGGTAAAGATGTAAATAACACATTTTGGTTTTTCACTCCATCAGCAAGATTTCAAAACATAACCCCAGCTGATGAGAATGGAGAAATGAAACAAGATTTAGAATTTTCACTAACCGGTCAAGACGATCAAGAATTAGAAATAGTTTGTATTTAAAAGGATAATAATATGTATGAATTAGTGCCACCAAAGTCAGGACAATTTGAATATAAGTCTCTCTATATGCCTGAGTTGACTTTTATTCTTAAAATATTTGATTTCGATGAGGACGAAATACAATCATCAATGTTGTTTAAACACGCTAAGATTGACGACAAAGGTAAATTTGTAAAAGATTCCAAAGGTCATTATATAATTGACAATGACTCTTATTATTATGATGTATTTAAGTTTGGCGTTAAAGACATTATAGGTATTGATAAAATAGGATTGAAACCAGATGAAAACGGTAAAATATTCTATAGGCCAAGTATCAAGATATTAAAAGAAGTTGTTAATAAAATAAATAAAATAAATACCGTTACAGAACTGGAAAAGTAAAAGTATTAGCCTCTATAATAGGTGGCACTTCACACATTTGTGATTGTTCAAATAATGATTTTGGGTGTGTGGAGGCTAATACTAAACAAAGTAAGTGGTTTATTCCGTGTTGTGATAATAAAGAGTGCCCCGCCTGTAAAGGTATAGGAAGAATCTACCCAGAAAGGTGTCCCGTACACTACTACAAAAGAGATGTTATAAAGTTGAGGTATTTATATGATTGCTATAACAAAAAAAACATACTCCCTTTTAGTGGGTCCCCAATTGAACAGCCTAAGGTTTTGTTTGACCATTTCCAGAGCATAAATCATTATGTATCTGTTTTTATAGATGAAAAAGAAAAGATTAAACTAGAAAACGCTGATGTTTCAGCGTATGTAATGAGTGGTAAAAATAATGGGTAAAAAAGTAGGAATTGAAATTGAGGTTGATAATAAAGGTGCAATAAAATCATTTAAACAATTGGGTGTTGCCGGAGGGAAATCAACTGATAAAATAGATAAGGGATCAAAAGATGCCTCTGATAGCATGAAGGGTCTTAATAAAGTAGCAATAGCTACTACAGCCTCATTCGTTGGTCTTGGGCTTGTTGCTACTAAATTTGCAAAAGATTTTATTTCAGCTGGATTTGAAACAACAAAACAAGCTGAAAAAGTACAGACTCAATTTAAGACAATTCTTGGCAGTGCTGAAGCCGCCCAAGAGAGATATGCTGAATTAGCAAAGTTTGCCGCAAGTACACCGTTTCAATTGAACGGGGTTGCAAGTGCTTCTAAAATATTAGAGACATTAACTCAGGGTGCTCTTTCAAGCGGCGAAGGGTTGCGAACTGTTGGCGATGCGGCCGCTATTGCTGGCGTAGGCTTCGATGAGCTAGCTATTCATGTAGGGCGCGCTTATAGTGGCTTACAGTCTAATAGGCCCATAGGTGAAGCCCTAGCTAGATTACAAGAGCTGGGACTAGTTACTGGCGAAACAAGAAACCAAATAGAGAAATTACAAAAACAAGCAAAAGGAAATGAAGCTTGGGAAATCCTTCAAACCGCCTTAGAAAAAACTAAGGGGGGCATGAATGAACTTAGTAAAACTCTTGAAGGTAAAACAAGTACACTAGTTGATAATATAGGCTTGGTTGCGGCGGCATTACTTGATGTAACCGGAGCAACTGACGCGTGGAAGGGGGCGATAACTGACTTAACTGTTGTCGCTGATTTGGCTTTAAAAAATCTTGAGTTACAGAAAATAAGACAAAAAGAAATTTCAGAATTAACAAAATCAGAAGTGGAGACGCTAAAAGATGCAACTAGAGCTCAATTAAGAAATAACAAAGAGCTAGAGAGATCAAACACACTAACAAAACAACAGGCTCAATTATTGTCTGCCGGAGTCTCAAAAGATGCAATAAAAAAACAGCAAGACGCCGCCAATAAAGCTTTATCAGATACCATTATTAACCTAGACATAAGATTAGAAAAAATAAAAGAAGCCAACTCAAAGGATCTTGAAGAAAAGAAGAGATTGGAGATTGAGAGACTTGATGTTATAAGGGCTAGCGAGCAAGAAGGGCTACTGATACTTGAAGAAAGTTTTGACGCTAGGAATGAAATAACAAACATGGGATTGCAGGGTGATCTTGAGGCGCACAATAAGAGTGAGAAGGAAAAAACACAATTACTAGTTGAGAGACTACTTGAAGAAGATAGGCTTAAACAGGAAGCATCAATAAAGGATTTATTGAGAGCTGAAAAGCAAGCAAAATCTGAGCAAAGAATATCAGAAAATACAGCCAAATCAGAAAGGGCAAATATCGCTAAGGGCGCTCAGATTGCGGCTAATGCTACAGCACAAATATTTAACGATAGTAAAATAGCGGCCTCATCAAAAATAGGTGTTAGTACGGCTGTAGCTACGATGAGACTATATGAGGATTTCCCTCTTCCTGTAGCAATAGGTTTAACGCCTTTTGTTGTTGGGGCTGGCGTTAAACAGATTGCAGAAGTTAATAGGCAGAAACTTGCTGACGGTGGCCTTGTTTCCGGTGCAGGATCTTCAAGAAGCGATTCAATACCTGCTGATTTGAGCAATGGTGAATTTGTTGTTAATGCCTCCGCTACGGGTGATAATAGAGAAGTATTAGAAGCTATAAATAAAGGCGGCTCAGCTGGTGGGAACAATTACAATATCAGTGTAAGCGTTGGTATTGGCGCAAATTTAGATGATGTAGCGCAGGCTGTTACCAATGGAATTGAAAGAGCAAATCAACTTAGCCTTGAGCCTCAGATATGATAATTACAGCAAACGGAAACAATAGAACAGTTAATATTAGAGAATCATTTTCCCCTGTTTTCAAACGAGCCCTAAAGTTTATCACATCAATGAATGGTAAAAATCAGGTTTCAGATAGGGGCGCAAATTCAGATAAGTATGAATGTACATTTACAGTAATTGGCAATACATCAGACATAAATACTCTTGTAGATGATCTCTATAATAACGCCGGACAAATATTGATAGATACTCAGGGCGGTAAAATATTCGGCACCGGAATAGATCATAGCGGAGTATTTACCTGTAACCTATTGAATGACCCTGTTTATCCGGTTAGGGACCTGCTCACCGCTATAGTTAAATTAAAAGTTCGGGTTGTATCGCCAATAGTTTACGACGCTTCAATAACTCCTGAGCTACCAACCTTGTTTTATCAATGGCCGATCAAGAGAGAGGTAAATGTACAGAAATCAAATTTTGATTCAATTGATCAGGGTGATTTTGGTGAAGTTGTGAGAGTTGACAGGTCAGGAAACCCGATCAAATCGGAAGTATGTAGCATTAGTTTAAGACAGAAAGATGATGAGTTCGGAAAGCTTCATAGATATATAGCGGATCAAAGAGGTAGCACAATATCAATAAATACAAATTTAGTTTTAGAGCTATTTCTTAACTCAACAAATAACAATGTTAAAGTAAAGGGCTTTACCTATAAGCCCGATGGAATTAAATATTGGTCCGTATCTATGACTTTGGTGAATAACGTATGACTGTAGAAAATAAAAAAATAATTTATAAGATAGAAGTCTCAGGTATAGAAAGCTATACTCAGGAATTGCCATCAACTATTACCAGTAACTTTGTATTAAATGAGATAGTAACCGGCACAACTTCCGGCGCTACTGCTGTAGTAGATAAGGCAACATTACTTACAGATACAGAAATTAGAATAAGAACAAAGTCAGGTTTCTTTATTGAGAATGAGTCTTTGACGGGATCAGTGTCAGGAGTTGCTACAAAGATAGGGTCTACAGAAGTAACTAATGCACCATATGAAAACACCGATTTTGATATTGTTAATGGTACTTGGACACTGTACAGTGACGCCGATATACTGACTAAGATGAATGACCCTATAGAAAAGATTAATATTTCTAAGGGCGGCAATCTTGCAAGTGGTTACAGCTTCGGGTTTGAAGTTACAAACTTTGAATTTGCAAAAGCACTACAGCGAGACGGCGTATTTTTCCGCAATAGAAAATGTGTATTATTCATGGGTGTTGTAGATGGCGTGATTACATACACTGACCAATGGACCGGATCAATAGAGAGCTTTACGGATGTAGATGAAGACACTGTAAGTTTTAAATGTGGTGATTTAACTAAGCAGAATGTAAAAAATATAGGCTCTGAGAAAGTACCTATAGCGATAAATAAGAACTACAATTGCAAGCTAGTACTAGAAGGCAAGAAGGACGATAATTTTAATTACATTGAGATGGGTAGTAATGAGAATGTCGGATATATAACGATAATATCAATGGACAAAAACGGGTCTTCTATTAGGGTCTCACAATCTCAAGCAATTCAAGATTTGATTGATGCTAATGAATTCAATAACATAATAGTTGAGGTTGTTTTTGGTGCAGGGCTAGGCAACACATACAATGTTGTCAGCGCTGAGAACTTTAATCCGTCCCATAAGTTGTTTCTAGATAATGAAGATATAAGCGAATTAGAGGTATCCAATGATGTAAGGAATTTTGATACAACAATAATAGTGTTAAAAAAGTTTAACTTTACATACAACTTAAGTCAAAATCAAGTCTCTAAAATACACACTGAAAACAACTCTAATGTAGAGTTGCCTATAAGGGTTGAAGAGAATGAAATAGACTACTTTGTAAGTACATCATCTTATGAAGTAGAAGACAATAAGAAGATATTAATCAATGACATATTGAATGAGGATTCGATGAAGTTTAGCAGTTCACTTGATGATCTCTCGTTTGACCGGTGGGGATCTGGTGAAGGTGGCGGTGATGGTGGTGGGCTCATAAGATTTAGAGTATATTACTCAAACGATTCTTTAGCTAAAATAATAGACTTTCAAAATAAAAATGAAGAACTATTTTATAGACCGGTATCTATAAAAATCCCTAATGCAATAATAAGTGAATCAGACCCGTCATTTGATCCGTTGAATTTTAATACAACTGACATGATTACCTTTATAGAAACAACACAGATATTGTCTAAAAAAATAGGTATAAGAACTATTGAAACAAGCTTTAATAACAAGGCAATTTATCTATTAGACCAAAAGGTAACAATTGAAACAAAAGTAACGATAGGATCATTAGCGAACCATTATGATCTTGAGATAACAACGCCTAACTGGAATTCATTCAAGTCGATATTTACGGTAGACCAAACGGTGAATTATAGTGAGGCGGCAGATACTTTTTACCATGAGTTTCGTATCAGCCTTAAAGAGTTGCCAAGTACACAAGATTCACCAGACCTTACAAGGTGGACCGATGAAACAAAAGAAGTAGATAATTATATTATGTCGTTTTCGTATGAAGGTGAGCGGCTTTTGAGTATTGATAATGTTTCAATAGGTTGCAACGGTGAAAACGTACAATCAGCTCAAGGTATAGTTGACGGGTTTGAAAACGTACCCGATACAATAGAGTACTTATTAACAGATCATTACGGTAAAGAATTAACAGATATTAATCTTCCTTCATTTACTGAAGCTCAAGACAATTTCGGGCTTTTCATTAATGACCCTGTAAGAAATGCCGCTCACCAGATAGTTGATCAGACAGACGGTAATCAATTACTAAAAGACATACTTTTTGATCATCACCTTGGAATGTTTATAAATCACAAAGGCGAATACTACCTTGAAAACTGGCTTCCTAAAAGCATTGTATTCGGATTCAAAGAGGCCGATACCGCTTATAATGAAACAAATACAATAGATATTAAACCTATTAAACGCGATACTCTTAATAATGTAGTTTCAGATTATCAATTTAAAATGGATCTATCAGAAGCCACAGGAGACCATAATAGAACGCTCAGAGTAAAGAATCCAAATGAAGCGACCTTTGATTTTGCAAGAGATATAGAGGGCGTGGACGCTTCAGATGAAGCTCTTGCTTTTAGTGCATGGCAATTAGCGAAAGCCGGATATAACAGAATCACAAACCTCACTCAGACGGAACAAGAATCAAATTGGCATAAATTAGCCTTCAGTGATGGAACGGGGACCAGTGAAGGAATAGCGTTTATTCGTAATCAATTAGCTCACGTTAATAGAGAACACGAATACATAATATTTACAGTTCCATATAATGAAACAAACTTATCTAAGGAGTTACTATCTTTCATCAGTATAGAGGACGCCAAGATTACAGATGGTGAAGCTCGTAACGGCTGGATAGTTGAACGTAGATTAAATTTAAAGAATGATACAATTACATGGAAAATGTTACTCGATATAAGCAAATATGACCCATTCTTATTTCAAGTCAATGTTTGGAAAGATGGTAATTTTGTATTAAACATCAAGACAGACGGTAATTTTCCTAACAACATAAAGACCAACGGTACAGGTATATAATGGTAGCAGAAAACATACAACTAGAACATTATGAAGTAGCGGTATCTTCATCAGCACTAAAGCAATTAACATGGCAGATAGACCCTGTTACCCCTGCTGAATCTACAGGCTCATACAAGGCGCAATCTGGTGTTGTGCTAACTCTAATCAGTAAAGAAAAAGTTATAGAGCTTATTGCTTCTGGTGTAGCATCAGCAACTTCGGTTTATGTTATATCAAATACTGAGGAAGATTGTAGGGAGTTGCTTGAGTTGGATATTGTAATTAACATTTGGTATCAAGGGCCTAACTTTGTAAGCACTGATCCAATTCCGGTTATATCATCTAAGAATATTTACGGGGCAGACAATAATAGCTTCGGAGTTGACGCGGGTCTTGCTTTTGCGTATCCAACAGCGGCCGCGTCGAACGATATTGAGATACATTTTTTTAACGGAATTAATAATACTGGTGCAAGAGTACAGGGGACAGGTGGTTATTCTGGAAACCCTTACACTTACTCACTAAAGACAACTACATTAAATGGCCCTTTTTCTATCGCAGGAAGCGGAAATCCTTATGTTGAACACGCGTATGAAGTTAATAACTATACAATTTCTTTATCAGATGCAGAGGCCACACTTGACTTCTGGTCGGGTCTGAATGTTGTTGGTAAACTGAAAGATGATACTATTGTTGTTAGTACGGATGGGGAAAATAGAATTGTAGTTGATGGTAACGGCAACATAGCTTACAATGACGCTACAATACCGAGTGATTTGGATTCTAGTTTCAAGTATGAATTTCGGTGTCTTTCATCAAATGCCGTTAACGCGGGTGGGGACACCTACAGATCAACAGATATATACCTAAGCTCTTCAGGGTGGAAATTATTTAATCAGGGCGGATCAACCTTCACGTATACTATAATTGAAGCGTCTTCTGGTGGTATTGTTGAATTTACAGGTCAAGCTAGTGGGTCAGGAGTTGTTACCATTAGAGAAACCAAGCGTACCGACAACAAAGGCAACATAGCATACAACGGTGCAAGAATACCTAGTGGCCTGTCTGATGATATGAGCTATCAGTTCTGGCCATTGTCGTGCAAGGTAACTGACGACACGACAGGCAGTAGTTTTGAGCTTTTAAACGCCTACCCAATACGTACAGCAGTGCACGAATACGACTTCTATTCACAGGAAGCGTCGGGAGGTGTGTGCGGCTACAGGTGGTTTTACACCTTTTCGAATACCGCAAAAAGCTCGACACTTAGTCCAGCAGTGCAAGATCAATTGATGATTATGACAACCTCAATACCGTGGGCTTAACATGAAAAAACTATTCAGCAAATTATCAGAGGTGAATTAATGAATTTTATAGGATGTAATGTAATGGGAAGTAGAGGCGTAGGTAGTGCTATCTATCAGCCTATAAATCCTATTGGCGGTGTCGCTTGCAACTTCACCACATACTTCGATGGGTCGGGTAATTTCAATATTGACTTTGTTGATGATGGTGGGGTGTTTGTTCCTGAGACTGGTGAGATTAAGTTAAATGAGGATGCCTATACACGGATTAATGAAGAGATTGATTATAGTTCAGGTGTATTCCATATTGAGTTAGATTTTATTGCCGATGTATCACAAAGTGGCAGGGGCGAATTGTTCTCTAAGATTAGCACAATAACTTCGGCTATGTTGATTCTAAGGTGGACGGACGGGGTGTTGGTTGTTTTCATGCGTGATAATACAGGGGCGACCATTGTAAACAGCACATTTAGCCCAACACTTACAAAGGGTGTGCTGTATGAAGACGTAACCCTAATAGGTGATGGCGCTGGCAATGTGACTTTAGACGTTCCAACCGTAGGGACTAAAGTTATTGCGGGGGTTAGCTTTGCAAACGGGCTCACTGTGAATACTCATTGGCTAGGTTGCGTAAGTAAAGATGTAGCACAATTTCAAGGTCAAATAAGAAGGTATTACGATTCTCTTGATGGTACATGGAATTTTAGCGATAAGCGATTACAAGGCTTAACAATAGACTATAATAGGTATTACGATACTACAGGTAATAAATTTTGGATTCTAAGAGAGATTACACCAACAGGAGCCGTGTACCCATACAATGAGCACTCGTTGAATTTTACGGGCGTTACCGATAGGCTAGAAACTATGGGGGACTCCTGGGGTGTTGGTATTGGTGGCACAGATCAAAGAGGGTTTGTACAACAACTAAACTTCCTTAATTCAAACTATATGACAGATGTTGTCTATGATAATAATAGTACATCGGGTTATGATGTTTACAGTTATGCTGAAACAGGTTTTTATACTGGTGCACCATCGCAACCAAACGGCCATGCTCCAGACACGGGAAGAAATATTACCTCAGCAATCTCAAGAGGCGCAACTATGGTTAGGCTTGAAATATCTGAAAACGATAATAACACAGGCCATACAGTAGAGGAAACCATTTTAGGTGTTACAAATATTGCGGATGCCTGTAATGCAAACAGTATAGACCTTATGGTCATTAAGGCTTTCCCACAAGACATTGGGGAGGCTACAGGTACAAAAGCATGGGCTGATCAATACAACACTGAGCTAGACGCACTAGCTATTGTTAAAGGTTTCGCCTTAGTAGAAACTGATTATTTAGCCGATGAAAACGGATGGTTCAATCCGATATATCAGTTTAACACAGATCATCCTAATGATGCAGGACATGCCTTGATTGGTAATACATTACTTACAGCTGAACAGGTCAGATATAAAACTTTACCTTACTTGGTGGACGATAGATACTTGATAGATGGAACATGTGTGATTGTTCCGGAAGGGCAATCACTAATCTATGTGGATGAAATACCAATAAAAGATGAAAACGGGTACGCCCAAGAAATACTATAACAGGAGAATAAAATGGCAGAAGAACTTTTAGAAAATGTGAGTGGTAGCAATTACAAAAAAATCACTGGTATCACATCGGCTGAGCTTCTAGTTATGAAGCGTAAAACATTATCCCCTTATCAGTCAGTAACGGCGTTACCGCCAGCTACACCATACACAACCCCGTCAATAACAGCAGGATCACCAGTTAAGGTTGCAGTCCCAACAACGCCTATATCTCTTGTCGGGTTTACATTTGTAGATCAGGGTGCTGGAGATATAGCGCTTGAGTTTACGGCCGAAGAACTAGACCCAATTGATTTTGATCTCACAGCAACCACAGGCATGAGAAGCGGAACTAATAATATCATCACAAAGCTTTATGTGTATAAAAATGGGGCACCTGTTCCGGGTGGTTATGTGCCTAGAAAAGTTGGCACAGGTAGTGATACAGCCGCAATAGCTATACAGGCTAGCTTCTCCATGGTTAAGGGTGATATTGTAGAGGTGTATGCTGAAGTTGACAACGATTCGACCCTTACTTTTGACGGTTCAAGTATTATAATTCGTGAAGTAAATTAATAAAGGCAGATGAGAGAATGAAAGTATTAAAAGTCACCCGCCGTTAAAAACATGGCAGTGGGTGACTAAAATTTATTTACATTTAAAGTATTGAACAAGGTAAAAGATGAATAGTGAGAATAATACAGAGGATGCTAGTCGAAATGGGCGCAGATCAACGGACGATTCAGACACTAAAGAAGTTTTTTCACCGCCCAGTGGTGGCCTTCTTCGCTGGCTGCTCAATGGTGTTGCTGTTGGCGGCGTTATTGCTGTATTGTTTTACTCTGGTCGAGCCTCCCGCCTATTGGATTCAACTGTAGCAAGTAATGCGAGGCAAGATCAAAAGATTGAGTTTATAATCACACAACTGCATACCAACGATATAGAGCAGAATAGACTACTCTCTATGCTGGAAAATACGGTGATTCAGCAGAAGAGATCTGACGATGAATTCCTACGAGAACTGAAAGAGACACGGGAAAAGCTGAATGATATTGATCATGGCGTCCGTGGGAATCGTGAAGCTATTATCATCATGAACGGAAAAGTTACAAGTGTAGATAAAACAAGAGTGAATTATTTAGCTAGTAGGTAGATATGAGTGATTATACAATAGAAAACTGTCCTAATTGTGAAGAAGATGTTTGTAATGGCATGGGTAGCGCTGAGATGCCTAAAGTGACATACATTTTAAATAAAACAAATACGGCTAAATTCTTTGAGAGATCTTGTAATATACACGATATGGATTTTCACTTGCAGAAAGGATTTAAATCGTCTAATAAGGCATTTGCAAGACATTTAAAAGCAGATGTTAAGGGCGCTAAATTTGATGGTAATTTTTTTGTTAGATTTTCTAAACGAAGATGGCTTGATGGAATTAGATATATTATAGCTTGGTTTGTAACTGGAAAAGCTGGTCTTGATGCGTACAATAAAGGTGCTTGTAAAAAGTTGGTGAAATCATGATCCCAATAGTTGAAATAATCAGACTAGAAACTTCAAAATCCTATGGCACACTTGGCATATTGAAACTTAATAAAAAGATAATCGGCGTTACTCTTGAGCCTTCAGATGAGGGAAACAGGGTAAATGTGTCGTCAATACCTACAGGTCAATATGATTGTGCAAGGGTTAAGTCAGGTCGTCACGGTGATACTTTTGAGGTTATGAATGTTACTGGCAGGACTAATATTTTATTCCACCCTGGTAACACGAGAGTAGACACTAAAGGGTGTATTATTTTAGGGCAGTATGTTGATAAATTGCTTGGTGATAGAGCAGTTAAGAATTCAGGAAAAACCTTTGCTGACTTTATGCATAAAATAGCAGTGTATGATGAGTTTGGCCTTACCGTTTCAGAGTGTTATTAAAGAACAGCGCCGCACGAAAATAAAGAATTTTAGAAAGAAATCTCAACGTGTGACGCTGGTTGATGTATTGGTTTTAGTTTCTCATAATTTATCCTTTTTTTTCATGTAAAAATTCCCCATCCAGCATCCTACCGTCACGCTTAGTATTTTTATCATAAGCAAGTTGTAGGCACTCTTCAGGTGTGAAATTGTTTATTTGGCACAGGTTGATTATAACCGTTAAGCAATCGCCTATCTCTTCTTTCCTATCGGCCTTACTCTCACACAAAAACGCGTCTCTAACCTCCTGAACCTCTTCAAACAGCTTTTCTATCTGTGTCTCGTTGGTTGCCGACTTGTAGAGATCTTTTTTAGTCCAGTGTACTATTGTTAAGTTTTTTAGTGTTGCAAATCTCATATTATGATTCCTTAAGCATTTTTGTTAACCACTTACTAAGGGATTTAGCTACCTCTTTACTTATTTTACCATCACATATATCAAAATCACCGTCTGGTCGAGCATAACACACATCATCACCCTCTAAAAAGAAAAACATTTCATCTGCTACAGTTTTCTCTATTTTCCTGATTGTTGAAAGGTTATTCTGCTGCTTCTCAGCGTATGTCATAAGTTCATGCCCCTGCTTATTGTCGAACTCTTCTACCATTGCCTCTATGTCCTTCTCTGGATTGTCTATTAGCCATTGTTTAGCTGTGCCACTACAATTGTCGAAGCCGCCACATTTATATGTTTCACCTTTTGTACTACTCAATGGACAATCATTATAAACGCACTCTATACCAGAACAATTGCCTTGATCTATTATCTTCTCACATATCTCTCTATCATTCATATTACTTCCTCCATTGCGGCTTACGTGTTGCCATTGTGTATGTGTTGTTAGTTGTCGTCATGGGTTGCCTCTTTTACGATAATGTCAGATAATAACATAGGGGTATAATCTAACTGTTCACAGCAAACATTTACATATCTATCATCATCTATATTGTTTTCGTGTAAGTGCCCGTGTATGTTCTTTGTAAATCTGTCAAATTGACTCTCATGTATTGGACAATGAGTCAATATGTGTCCAGACTTTTGAAACATTCCGCACACAGTTTTAACGTGTTTAAGCAATTCATTTGTGTATTTTGGCAGATCGTGATTACCTAGAATAACGTGTTTATTACCATTTAAATTATCTAAAAATGGATAGAACTTTTTATTCATGGCAACATCACCCAATATCAATACTTTATCGTACTTTGTTACCAGTAGATTCCAGTTCAATAGAATCATATTATCCTGTTCTCTAGCTGAAGCGAAACCTCTGTGTATTGCTAGATTTTCATGTCCAAGGTGGAGGTCAGATATTACATAAGTTTTACTCATTACACCTCCAAAAGACGAAAATGACAATGCAGCTTACCATCTTCAACCTCATAAACCCTCTGAGGCTCCAGCTCCTTACCTTTCTCATACACCCCAGCAAATGTACTCTGTATGTAATCCCAAGCCCAGTGAACGCCCTCAATATCCTTATCGTGGTCTTCTGCATCGTCCATCAGTTCACGACTATTCAGAACTATTACGAACTCAGTTAGGTGGTTGAGTTCACGTATATCGATATGCTCAAGTACTAATCCGAATAGATCCTCAAGCACAAATCTATCAGACGCAAAATCGAAATGCTCCAACTCCGAAGCCGACTTATCAACTGACGGGTTAACATTGTACCTGTGAGTTCCCGACTTGCTATACTTCGCAAAGTTATACTCAATCAGCTCACCGAAACGATGGCTATCTAGTTTCTGGTTTAACTTTACTGAACAGCCCTGACTATTTGACGTATCGATTACGTATTTTAGGCCGGTTAGTATTTGTTTTAGTTTGTTTTTCATGTGTTGATCCTTTTTAAAACATTGATATTTGAGCCGTTTCTTGCTCTATTCGTTCTATGCTATCTTTAAAGTATTTTTCATCTATTTCAAAGCCCGTTACATTTAACCCTAACTGAACCCCTTGTGATACTTCAACTCCTGACCCAATAAAAGGGACAAGCATATTTTGTCCTTTTTTTGAGCAAGTAGTAATAATTGATTTACATAAAACAGGTGGTTTTTGTGTTGGGTGAGAAAATTTAGACGTAACACTTGATTGTTGACTGAACTCCAAAACATCTTCAAGCTTCATCGTGTTATTAAAAAATCTTCTAAACTCTTCATATTCCTTACGTAAGTATTCATATTCCTTACGTAACTCTTCATATTCCTTACGTAAGTATTCATATTCCTTACGTAAGTATTCATTATTCAAAAACGATCGCATTTTAAGATACTGTTCTTCTGTTGGTGTATTATCACCATTTAGCCAATTTGATACGCATCCAGTCAAGCCGCCTGTTTTACTTGGGAATAACTTGGCTATTTCCTTATTTGAAACTTTAGCTCTCTTAAACTCATCTCTCATATATATTGCAAACGGGTGATTTGGCTTTATATATTCATCTATAATTTGCTCCAATCCAGTTTTATTACATTCTAATGATTCTCGTTCGTTTGAATACATTAGAATCCGCTCTGTATGTGTATTAAATGAGCGTGACAAATCTACACTATAATATTGATATTGCATTGAATCTATCTTTCTCCATACCATTGAATTTTCAAGGCTGAAGTATTTATCAAGTATAATTTGGGTATAAGCTATTTTCTTAGTATTCCCCCACCATAGAAGAGTTCCATTATCCGCTAAAATACGCTTCATCTCGATCGCCCACTTTTCAACATCCTTTAAATACTCTTCAAAGGACCCCCACTGGAAATCAAAGTCGCCCTTAACCTCAAAATATGGAGGATCAACAATAATAAGGTGCTGGCTTTTATCCTCTAATTCTGCCATACCCTCCATGCAGTCACGATTGTATAGTTTCATGTTGTCTTTTATGTGCTCTTTCACGCGTCGATCCTTTTTGTTAATGTTAAAATTGTGAGTGCCTGACTAGTACAGGCCGGAGGTAACTATCCGGTGCGCTTCAATGAGAGGCGTTGTCTACACTTATTTCCGCTTTACTCACAAACTTTGTTGTTTGTGTTAAAATGTAGATGGGCGATTCGAACACCCACTCATATCACCCCGATGGTGATCGCTCTTCCAGACCTGAGCTGATCTACATACATTTTATAAAACACTCCCCCAAAACCGTCTTAGCTTTCGATTAAAGGGAAGGTTGTCGTATTTGTTTAGTTACCTAAATCCACCCTCTTTCTCGCAATCGGAAACGCAAGATTCCCCACAAAAATAAATAGTCTCATCCATGTCTTCGTGATCTATTTTAATCATAGCATCTTCACTTTCTTCACCACCACAAAATTGGCATCGCTTCTCTTCATTGACAACCGATTCGTATGTTAGCTCAAATATATCGGGCTTACACGGGTAGAACTCACCAGATATGCCTTTTATCACCATATCACCTATTGACGCTATATGTTCACCTTCAAGCGTTTTTAATATTAACCCGCCCTTCACTTGAGAGTGATCTATGTAAAACTGATCATCACTTGAAGCAATATATTCTTCTGTTTTACCTGTTAAAAAGTTAAACATTTCTCTGTGGTTTTCACCCGTCCATTCAACAGCTTCAATCACTACTGGTTTCTTTCTGTATTTCATAGTCGATCCTTTAAATAGAGTAACACAATCCAGTCAATCGAAAAGGATCAACAGAAAGATTTGCCGCGAGAGGAGAAGCGGCATAGACTAGATTGTATTACTCGTTTATAAAATTATATGGGTGTGCTATTGATCCTTACCCATAATGTAATTTAATTATCTGAACTTTGTATAAATATTCCGGCCTGTCCCTCAATAAATTCAATTGATACGACTTTTACGAAAACAGTTTTACCTTCATCGTGCGCCCGTTCAAGTTGCTCTACTGTAATTTTAGAACAAGCTTTAGTGAGAGACTTGATTTCCTCAACATGCCTTAAGTCCGCGTCAATCTTTTCCTGTTTTAAGCGCTCAGTCTCAGCTATTGCGTCACGCTCCCGCTGTTCTGCCGCCTCTTTGTCCTTAACAGCTTGGGCGGCATCAGTATCGGATTTCTCCTTTGCTAACTTCTGCAGCCTTGCTTTACGGTCTGATTCGTCTTTCTCATCGTCACGCTTTTTCTGGGCGATCTCTTCTTTTTTAATACGGGCGGCTTCTACCTTTTCAGACTCTTCCTTTTCAGCTTTGAGTCGTTCGTTTTCGAGTCTAGTTTCTTCCTGTATTCTATCGGCCTCAATTTTTGCCAGACGTGCAGTTTCTTTCTCAGCCTTAATTGACTCTTCACGTTCAAGTTTTTTCTTCTCAGCTTCACTCTTAAGGTAATTATAGGCAACATCGTCCAGTTCCGCCAAGTCAATTGCATCATAGTGCTCAACGAACTCAACAAGGTTTAAGCACTCAGTTTGACGACTGATACGCAAATCACCTTTAAGCTTGGCCTCTTCCTCTTCTTTACGTGTCGCTTTGAGTCCAGCAATAATACTATCAAAAACAGTTTGAGCCATTCCGGAAAAATCAGTATCTTCAGTAAAGCCATGTTCCAGAGCGAGCTTTGAGCGTTCATCCTGTACTATTTTGAGTCGATCAGCTTCAATCTTATCGTTATGAGCCTCTTTTGCGGCCATCTCTTTTTCATCTTTTACGATGTATTCGCTGATGAACTTACACAAAGCGTCTGTACCGGACTTTTGCTTATTTATTTCATCATTAGTTGCTTTTCTGCCTTTCTCAATAGCAACCCGTATCTTTCCGATATCTAAGCGGTGACGTTTTGCTCTAGCAATTAACTCTTTAGGTGCGGCGGTTCCTGACTCTGTGTACTGCTTAAACTCTTCAAGTATAGCCTCTCTATTCTCGTTATGAGTCTCAAAAGTTTGCAGCATTGGAACGAACTTTTCTTTCAACTCTGCTACTCGGTTAACTGGGATGATCGACTCATCAAACCCAACTATCTCGTAGTTCTGCACTGTAAGCTCACCTGTCTTGACTTCTTCTGTTACTTCGATTTCTTGTGTCATAATTTATACTTCCTCTTTGTAATTAATTTGATGTTTTTTAAGTGTTTCGATTAATTTGTTTACTTCTTCTTTTGCTAATTCAATTTCGTTCTCAAGTTTAAACAAGAACTTTTCATCTGGGTACACTCTGACTTTAACCAGCTTATATCCTGGGTAATAGGCGAACAAGTCAACACAGTCGAAGCCAGCCCCATATATCTCACCTTGAACCTGTGTGTAATAGTCCTCAACCAGTAATTCAGGGTTAAGCAGGTATTCAATGAACTTTTTGTATTCGGGACATTTAGCCTCAACACCTATAAACTCATTGCCTCTGTGATAATGGCCGTCTGGTGATACTCCTACAAAATTAGTGAATTCAAAGAAGCCCCCATTGTTGACCTCACAGAACATTAAGCTTTCATACTCAATTATTGCTAACGGCTCAAGGTTGCTACCTCTCTCTGTCGTCTTGTTCCCGTAAAACTCTGTTTCTACTGGTTCGCCAGAAAGAGTCTCGACGGCTATTCGTTTGATTGTACCTGTATAGCCCAGTGAGTCTTTCTTAGATAAGAGAGTACCGAAAGATGTGCCAGTTACTTTCTTAGCCCTATGGCCAAGCCATTCATCTGTATTCTGCTCTATGTCGTGGAACTTTCTTGCTGATTCTGGATGTATTGATTTAAACATCTTTGTTTTCTCCGTTTTGTGTAGTTTCAACTTTCTTCTCAGAAAATTCTTTAATTAATTGAACTTTATTTTCAGGTGATAATTTGTACATGGTTTCAACCTTTTCGATTGTAACGCCATTGCACATGTGTAGTATACCGTTAGTCCATGCCTCCGTGTTAGGTAGAAGATCTGGTAATTCCGTTCTTGGTGCAACCTCTCTCAATCTTAAACACCGTTCACCGTTATGCCTACCAACATAAATCTGTATCTTAATGCCTCTCCAATCCTGGATAAATTCAGACTTAGCAAACTTCTCGATTATCTTACTATTACCTACATTCATAACCATTGGCTTAATCCATTCGGCCTGTTCTACAAAATGGGCTACTACACAGTAATTAGTACCTTGAGCACTTTTTACCTTAACGTCTTTCACGGCATGGTCAATAGTGAGTACTACATCTTTATACTCTGGGGCAAGACTAAACGCCCCGAGGTAGTCTTGATTCTTTGAACTTCTCCAGTGTGTTTTTTTCTCTGTCATGGCTGATCCTTTTTGTCTATAAATTTAATGTTATCGGAGCCTTTTTTCTCTATTATCTTCATGGCTGATTTTGCATCAACACCATTTAAAACAAACTCTTTAAATACCTTAAGGTCGGCGAGTTCTTTTTCCATTGCATCAAACTCAATAGAAGTTCTTCCAGTGTCAAAATACTTTCTTCCGATTTTACCATAAATTTTACCATTATAATTCATGTTAAACCCTTACCTTTATATACCGTGAAACCGCCCCAAAGCAAAGAGACGCTATAACTCGTTGATCTCTTGGGGGTAGGTTGTTGAAGTCTGTGAGTTTCATTTACTCAACCTCTAAGTTAATGTCTGTTTCGCAATCTGTAGAAGATTCAATAAATGTAACCTCAACATTCTTAAAGTAACCCTGATTGCTGCACTCATAATTAATACCGCATCCACATTCAGAGTATCTTTCTTTGAAATGGTTTTTGATTATAGCATTAAGCTCTTCTTCATTTAATAGGAACTGGAATTCCTGCTTAATTATTTTTGTGGTTTTCAATATCATCCTGTCGATCCTTAATTAATTAGTGTTCCTTAATAATATGAAAAGGGTTTGGGGTTGTCAAGATAAATATTAAATAAAAGTAGAATAACTTTTAAATCGGTACCGCTTGACAATTAAACAAACATTAAATATACTTTAACTATCAAACACAACGAAAGGTTAAAAATGGAACAAGTTAAGACTTATAGTCAGGTAGAGAATAGATTGGATAGAGAGACTGAAAAAGCAGTATGGTCTATGATTAGAGATTCAAGAGGTGGAGAGGTTAAGTCAAAGGATATCAGAAATAAACTTGGTGAAGGTGTATATCCTGCAATTGAAAAACTTATAACCATGGGTGCAATTGAAAAGATCCAAAGAGGATTGTATAAAATTACTAAAGGGGTAAAAAAGTGATTAAGCCACCAGTGTTATCAATGAAAATAAAACTCAAGGCGTGTAAAAAATTCGCTGAAGGTCAAATGTATCATGTTAATGAATATTCTGAATCAGAAGTTGAAGAAATAGCAGAGCATTATTCGCAAGCATCTGACGGTTATGATTTAGCTAAAGATTTAGAGGGCTATTGCGGGTGGAGTGTTGACGCAGGAAAGGTTGAAGAACTTGATTGTGTGTCAACTTATGTTGATGCGGAAATGAAAATAGAGCGTAAGAAATGGTTTGATGAAAACGATATACAACCTCCTTTCCCGATCGGTACAGAAATTAAAGAGGGTGTTATTGATCATATATATGAATATGACGCTGCAATGTATTCTGTAAAAAGATATGGTGAAACAAACCCTACTAGATTCGGTATTATTAGGTTTGAGAATGCAAAACTTAAAGAAGGAATTACCAAATGATAAAACTAAAGCGAATAATTAAAACCGCACTTTGTGGAATCGGGTTACATTTATACTATCCGATTGAAGGCGCTCAATTTGAGTATACTGGTAAGTGGAAATGTAGGAATTGTGGTAGGCGTCAAATATTTCCGAATAATGAAGGGGGTTAAGGATGAGTAGTTCAACTTTAAAGGATGTGTCAAGAGATGTTTCAGATCACCCAGAAGCAATACAACAGCTTTATAAGTTACTTGTAGAAAATGATTTTTCAATTAAAAGTCTTAACGGTTTTGAAATTGGCGATGGGTTTGAAGAGTACTATATTGAATCTGATGATTGCGGATTTGAAGAATGTTTAAAATATAAGAAATGTTAAATAACCCTTGACAGCAACTTTTCATGTTGTTAATATGAGATTAAGATAAGGTCTCGCAACCCAATTATCTTAAAATTTTTTATTACAGAAATGTAAGCCCAATTGTATCTTTTGCGAGACCTCCACAATTGGCGTTTTCTGTATTTAGGTTTAAATAGTGCAGATAAATGTATATAATCAATTGGCCGCTTTTTACGAAAAGATCTGGTCTAATCCAAAGATGAAGGCTCAACATTCTGCCTTATATTGGTTTTTGGTTAATCAAGCAAATCGGCAGAGATGGCCAGAGTGGTTTACGGTTCCCCGTGACATTGCGATGAATGGCGCTAAGATATCGAAAAGAGAGACTTATTACAACGCTGTAAAGGTTCTTGTTGAGTCGGGATTGATAGAGTACACCAAGTCAACGAATCAATATGAAGCCCCTCATTTCAAGTTAATAAGCCTGTCACGAAAAAGGGTCAACCAAGGGGACAAGCAGGGGTCAGGCACGGGGTCTAGCAAGGGTCTAGCAGGGGCACCATATAAAGACACTAAGACATTAAAACATAAAGACTCTTGTTCTGTTTGTTCTTTGTATAATCCAGAGGTAGGCGGATACGGTTATTGTGGTGATGATTTTATTAATGGTATTGAGAACCCTATGTGTGTTAATTTTGAAAGGAAATCGTAATGAAAGAAGAATGGTTAAATGTTAAAGGTTTTGAAGGCTTGTATATGGTGTCAAGCTTAGGTAGAGTTAAATCTATAAGGTATGAGAGAAATAAGCTTTTAAGTTCGTGCATTGATAATCTAGGGTACATGATTGTAGGTTTGTGTGATTCAGGCATACAACGTACTAGTAGAGTCCATAGGCTCGTTGCACTTGCGTTTATACCTAATCCAGAAAACAAGCCAATGGTTAACCATATAGACGAGGTTAAGAGTAATAATAATGTTGGCAATCTAGAGTGGGCTACAGCTAAAGAGAACATGAATCACGGAACAGCTATTGAAAGAAGAAAATTATCTATGGCAAATAGATTATTTACACGGAACTACTCATTTATTAAAATAAATCAGTTAACATCTAGTGGTGTTATTGTTGATTCATTCAATGGAACTACTGAAGTCGCTAACGCTGGATTTGATAGGAGTCACGTGTTAAAGTGTTGCAAGCGCATGGAAGGGTTTGCAACACACAAAGGGTACAAGTGGAGATTTGATGAGGTACGGAAACTTGCAAATGACAACTAAACAGAAGTGGATAATAATTAACGAATTGATAGGGAAGTAATATGAGTGAAGAAAAATTGAAAGAGTGTCCGTTTCCAAGCTGCGGAGGTAAGGCAGAATTAGGAGAGGATCACGGTATATATAATTGTCACTGTGTTGATTGTGGCGTTATGTCTCCTGAAGGGTCAAAAGAGTATGTTTTAAACTTCTGGAATACTCGCCAATCAAGTGAGGCTGTGAGTGAGGCGCTTAAAATGATTGACAGATTCGTTGATGAGATTAATCATTCTGAGGAGTGGATAGGGAAAGACCTTTACTCAAATAATCACATAAAGATCGAGTTAACCAAAATACGTAACACACTAAACCAAACCACTCACCCGCAACCAAGCAGATGAGTATATCAAGGATTTAATTAGGAAAGGGGAATTAGTATGAGTGAAGAGAAGTTGAAGCATGATTTTAGTGGAGTATACGGAAAAGCATTTAAGGCTATTCTTGATGAATCCAAAGAGCTTGGGATATTGAGCAGACTAAGTCTTTATCATTTGGGTAAGTTGTCAAGGGCTGTTATTGACACTCGCCAATCAAGTAACCCCAAAGGAGACTATCAAGAAGGCATTGAAGAGGGTATAAAGATTGGTGAGGCTCGACAATTAGGTGATAATGAGGAAATGTTAGCAATGATTATGAGTAAAGACTTGCTGCTTGCTATGCACCAGAACTCTAAGGTGCCAAGCAATGCCGCTACAATTGAAGTATGGGCCGTTAGGGCAATGTTAACGGAAATAAAAGAAACACTAATAACCAACACCACAAACCAAATTACCAGCGAAAAGGATTTATAGGATGAATAGAAAGGAGTGTAAGGAGCAGAGTCGAAAAGATAAGCGTAAAAATGAGCAAAGATTGTATAAAAAGGAATGTGATCTAGCGGTTAAAGAACACAAAAAAGAAGAGATTGTATTGGGGCTTGGGTGCCTATCTATGGTTGTTGTTGGTGCAATTATCATAACTCACATTGTTTTAACAATAATTAACAAATAATCAAAAAAGGATCAGTAGAATGAAAAATAAGACTATAGAGATATTGGATGTGGGTGATCACAAATTACCAATTGGAACAAAACTTAGACAATTTAATAATAAAGTTCTTTGTAGTGAGAGAACTATAGGGGTTGATAACTTTATTATTGGTAACGTGTCTAACAACAACATTGTTAATGAAGTAGACTTCTCCAACCTCCCCCCGCTATACCCCACTAAGGGAATGGAGGTTCCTGAGGAAGGTATTGAGTTTACCGATGGCGTTGGAGTAGTGGTTGATGTGGGTAAGTACGGTTTTTCATTCGATGGTAACGATGTCGATGGTAACGATGATGAGATTGAATATATTAAATGGGTTAATTCAACATTGCCACACTTCCAACTAAAACGCATCCTCCCAAAAACTATACAGGTCTGCGCGGGATGCTTCAAAGAGGCTTGTGAGTGTGTTCGTGAGGAAGGGTGGTACGGGGTGTTAGATGGAAAAGGCGTATGTCACTGGAACGGGGAAACGGCAATTGGACTTACAAGTAACCGTGAGTGTACATTTTTCGCCGAACACATAATAGATTGGAACAACCCAATCAACGTTATTCCAGAAGGCGAGGTGTAGAGTGGAAAAGCTTAATTATATAGTTGATGCTCTTAAGATGTTAGTGTTTATTGGGGCATGTTCTGTCGTCGCTGGCATTGGTTACGGTATTTATCTGTTTTGTGGAGGACTTTAGATGAAGCCAATTAAACAAGAAAACCGAAACAGGATATTACTGCGAGACTATCACAATTACTCGTTTTGCCGTACCAGTAAGATACTTTACAGGTCGAACTTTGGTAACAACATACCGGTTAAGAAAGACGACGATGGGCGGTTTAAAGTTAAAAGGGATGGTAAGGCTTGTATGTTTACTGAGGATGAACTTATGCGGTTGACTGCTTATGCTGGGCGGAGTGGGATTGTTAATCGTGAGAAGGTGGTGTTATAATGCAATATACAGAAAAGTTTGTTGATAAGGTTGGAGCGATTCTTTTAGGTAAAATAAATGAGGATCGATCGTTAACCGATGAATATAAAACTGTAAGAGGCATGGATATTGAGTCTTGCTTATGTTCATTTGAAGATAATAACGCTTCACTTAATTGTATTGGAAAAATGTGCATGACGAATGGTATTAGTTCAGTATTACTCAGAGAATCAATGTCTGAAGCTAGAGAACTTTTAAAGGAGTAAACATGAACAACGATTACGAAACAACAGAAATGGTAAAATTAACAGTGAAAACCGTTGCTATGCTTGGAGCTGTATTCCTGGTGGGGGTGGTTTTTCTGGTTATTATTGGGTGGAAATCATGAGTAGCGTTAAGTTAAGTGGCAAATGGAAACATATCGGCTCCGCTGTTTATGAGTCTACTAATGGCGATAGAATACATTTGAATGGGTTGATACGCTTTGCCAATAAAGAGCATTTAACACCACTTATTGAGCAGTTTAATAGGGTTGTTAGACTGGTTGGTGGGAGTAGAAAAAGAGCATTGATGTATATTGCTGAATCAGGTGGTAAATCATGAATTTGTAATTTATTTTCACCTTTATAAAGAATTATGTTGAAATGTACGTACAATGTATGTACATTTGGATAAGAAGCAAATAACAAGGATCAATCATGAAATACTTAGCATCAATCAACAATGAAGAAACAGCACACACAAACTCTTTTGATGCAATGGTTGCATTTTGTAATTCTTTTATTGAGAATGGTACAGCTGAGATAATCCACATCGAGTTTGAGCAAGATGGAAGAATTTGCACTACTGGCGCTATTGGTGATAATATCGGACACCAATTCTCTGAAATAATCAGAACAACAAGAATGGGTCGTTAATGATTTATATGTATGCACACGGATACGGGCGGTGGTTTACGCCTAATCCAGATGTGGTAACAATGGAAAATGTATTTAAGTCGTTTGACAGAGATATAGATACTGACAATTTAATTTATGTGGGGTTTTAATGAAGTGCAATACAATTAAGCTTAGAGAAAAGCAGATAAGCAATCAAGATATAAGGCCATTGGATCGACTTAATATAGATGATGATTTAGTTGAAATGGTTAAAAAAGAAATGAACGTGAATAAAACTAGAGCAAAGTATCTTTTATCAAAGATACTGTCTTTCAATAATGGTAAATAAAATGAGATGGAAAGCATACATAGTAAAAAAGAACGAATCATTGAAATCTGAGCCATTAGAACTTAAAGGCGTAGATATTGGCGAATGGAATGGATTTGGAAGCGTCGGAGATTGTAGAAGGGCACTAGGAGAGCATGCGAAGCAAGAGTATTCTAATCTGAAAAATAAAGATGTAGTTATTCTACCCACCATATCATTCGGTTATAATGGAATAGAAATTGGTAGCGATGATGAGTAATGCACTAAAACCAAACGATAAACGGGTAGATATCAGAATGCCAACAAGCCTATCTAAAAAAGCTACAAAGTGTGCTAAAGGCTTAAAAATCAAGTTCAGCCAGTTTGTACGTGACGCAATTGAAGAGAAGATCGAAAACACAGTTAACCAAAAAGGGATCAACAGATGAGCATTAGAATAACAACGAACAAGCGAGAGAAGCACATATTCGGCGAAATGGCGTTTAATCACTTTATGGCTGAGGTTGATGGTGATAATGAAGAGCGTTTTGTTTCGGCTGTGGGGGTTGGGTAATGAGGGTAAAATACTTAGTAAAATATGATTTTAATGTGGCAGAGAACGGCGGCCGTATTGTAGGTAAAAGCGGTGAAATTGATATTAATACAGATATGCCGATTAATATCATTAAAGGTAGTGTTGATCTAAAGAATAGGATAAAACTAGATATGGAAGACCAATTAAATAAGCACGTATTAATGGTTGAGATTACAGAAGTGTTGGAGGTTAAATAATGGATGCTAGAATAGAAACGGCTTTGAAGTTGATAGATTCATTGCTTAAATATAATGATAGTGCGTCTAAGAATGCAACAAAGATGATTTCATGCTCTACAATTGATAGAGAATTGAGGGATATAAGGAAAGTATTGATGGAGGCTGACAATGCCTAAGATAACTGAAGAACGATTTAAGTATATAGTAAAAAATATTTACCCTCCTGCTGGTATATCTAGAGGTGTGGACAATTTTATTAAGGAACTAATCAATCACCCTGAAATCAAAAGCCTGTTTGAGTGTGAGCCCACTGAGTGTAAATTTTGTGGTAGTAGCAATACTGTAGTCGAGCATCACGACGCTGATAATAGTGATCGTGTGTACTGTAAAACGTGCTGTTGTCAATCCAGTTGTAAAGAAATTGTTGATAACTCGGAGGTAGATAACGGCAACAGTCAAGGAATGCTTGACGGTTCGATTGAGGCTTATGAGGTGATTGAGTATGAGCAAGGCGATAATGGTGGAATGTTCGATTGCCCAAAATGCCTTACTGATTGCCCACACGGTCAGAAAACAGAGTATGGCAACATGATTAAAGTCGGATCAAACATGTGTAGAAATTGTCTCCCTTTAAATTTAAAAGGATGCAAACACTCACAGGGTTACGAAATCGAGGGTAAATCAATCAAGTGTGCGTTTGAGTTTAATGATAAGGTTGGTGACTTGTGAGAATGTTGATTGATGGAGTTGAAGAACAATGTACAAGCGTTGGGTGGAGTTCTGGCTCAAATAGAAATGAAATGTATGTTATGAGAAAAATTAGCGGATCAATGCGTCCCGTATCTTGTCACGGGATGCCAATAGTAAAAGTTGGTGATAAATTCACCACAAACGGCCATAAATACGAAGTGCTAAGCATTTAAAGGAGCAAAAGTGAATAACGAACTGAAAGAGAGGCTGATAGAGGAAGTAACCAATATTGTTGAGCACACATGGTTCAATATGGGTGAATTTAAAGCTGTTGCTGAAAAAGCGGTTAACCACATACTTGAGCAGACGGGTGATAGGTGGGTGAGTATTGGCAAATGTAAACATGGAAATGAAAAAACAATTATATTAGATAGGGGTTCATACGACAATCATTTAAGTGAAAAACACTATGCGTATTTTAATTGCGGATGTCAAGTTAAAATATCAACAACAACACCACCAAAAAAGGAAGTAAAATCATGAAATACCTATTAATAATAGCAACACTAATACTAATGAACTGTGAGCGGGCACCTACAGGGAGCTCGAGCGCTCCAACTATTCCAGATAATAGAACATGGTGTTCTGTTGAAAAGTGGAATAATGGAGGTGTAAAGCAGATTTATACTCTTGATCAATATTTAGAGTACGATAATGGCTATACAAGCGTCAATATAGTATCTGTTGATAGTGTAAAGGCAGATAGTACATTCATTAGCAATAGCGACTTAAAGGCCGTTATAGTACATAAGAAGTACTCAGAAATAGAGAATATCTATAAATACAATTATTGGCATGGATATTTTCCTGATGAAATAATGTACATACAACCCAGAGAATTTGTAGAATGTGACGAATAAGGCTATTTCCACAACGGCAAGTTTTTTATTATATTAAAGTCATGGGTTTGATACCTATGACTTTTTCGCGTTTGATACGCAAATATTAGAACTTGAGGTTTTATGAGTAATGCAGGGCAACCGACAAAATACAAGCCAGAGTATTGTGATTTAGCACATAATTACTGCTTATTAGGTGCTACAGATAAGGAATTGGCTGGTTTTTTTGATGTTTGTGAGGCTACTTTGAACAATTGGAAACATGATTTTCCGGAATTCTTAGAGTCCATCAAGAGCGCTAAAGAAGATGCTGATGCTTTAGTTGCAAAATCTCTCTTTCAAAGGGCTACAGGGTACAGCTGTAAAGAGACCAAAATAGCGTCTTTTAATGGTGAAATTACAGATACATTAGATATTGATAAGCACTATCCACCTGATGTAAAAGCGGGTCAATTCTGGCTTAAAAATAGACAACCTAAAAAATGGAGAGATAAGCCCGATCCTGCAGAACAGGAAAACCAAGACAATCAAGTTGAAGGCTTTGAGATGGTGGCTCCGGAATGAAGATAAAACTGGTCCCAACTAAAAAGCAGTTTGAGGCATGGAAACACCTCTATCATTTTTACAGATTATCAAGATATATATTGTTAGGTGGTGGTGCTGGTGGTGGTAAATCATGGCTGATCTGTGAATGGTTAATTTTTATGTGCTATATGTTTCCCAGAACTAAATGGTTTATTGCTCGAAACGAATTAAAGCGGCTCATGGCTTCTACATATGTGACATTTCAAAAGGTTTGTTTGCATCACAAAATACCTGATTCAGATTGGAAATTAAACGGGCAATATAACTATATAGAATTCAAGAATGGATCAAGGATTGATTTACTCGATGCTAAATTGATTCCAAGAGATCCGCTTTATGAGCGTTTTGGGTCCACTGAATATACAGGCGGGGCGATTGAAGAAGCTGGTGAAGTTCCTGAGAAAGCATTTGAGGTTTTGAAAACTCGTATTGGCCGGCATATGAATAAAGAGTATGGTATAGTTGGTAAAATGCTATTAACCTGTAACCCTAAACAGAATTGGTTAAAAGATAATTTCTATGATCCGTCTAAAGAGGGTACACTTGAAGAACACTTTGTATTTATTCAGTCATTAGCTAAAGACAATAATCATAACGATCCTGAGTACCTTAAAACGCTTGAAAAGATTAAGGATAAAGTAATGAGAGAGCGTCTTTTATACGGTAATTGGAATTATGAGATTGACCCTTATTGTATTTATGATATTGACGCAATTCATGAGCTATCAAAGAATAAGTATATTGAAGAGGATCAATTGACCAATGGTAGAGAGAGAACATTTATAACAGTTGACCCTTCCGGAGAGGGTAAGGATAATTCAATAGTCATAGTTTGGACCGGCTGGGTTATTGAAAAAATCTATAGAGTTGCAACTACTCAGTTACCAGAATTACAGATTTTCATTGATGATCTTGCCGCTGAATGGCTTGTTGATGATCAAGATATTATAGTTGAAAAAGATGGATTAGGTGTTGGCCTTGCTCAATACGGCGGCTATACCGGTATAAAAGTAGGGTCCGGAGCTGTAGGTGATGATAAAGAGATATACATGAATCTCAGATCAGAGCTATTTTATTGTTCCTCAAAGAAAATCAATGATGGTGGAATATATGTAAAGCCTTCAGCATTCACAGAGGACGGTTTGAAGTCAGAACTTGAAAAGGACCTCAAGGCTATCAAAAAAGCAAATGTTGATTCTGATGAAAAAAAGCTATCTATTATAAGTAGAAAAGAAATTAAAGCAATAACGGGTAGATCTCCTGATTACATCATGGCTATCTTACCTAGATTTTATGTAGTATTAGTACCTCATGCGACAACAGGAAACTTAACAGGATTAATGTAATATGACCACAACAGTAAAAACAAACTCAGTAACATTTGAAGGTGTAGATTATTCCTATACTACATTTTCAGCTCTACAATTGGCCGAATATCGCGGCCTTACAGATATGTATCACAGTGAGGGCGGCTTCAAAGATGGTAGCTATTTAGAGAGATTTCCCCGTGAAGGCGATGGAACCACTAAAGACGCTAATGGAAATCCAACGCCTGATTTTTTCAGCACAAGAAAGAAGCTTGCTCACTATGAAAATATATTTGCTCCAAACCTTGATGCAAAAGTAGAGGCGATATTTGCAAAGGCTCAAATAAGAGAGATTGAAGATAAATTTGTAAAGCTATTTATCAAGTCTCCAACAAAGAGACGCGGCGAATCAATGAGCGAATATCAGAGAAGAAAGCTGTTGAATTTAAAGCTAATGGGATCTGTTTTTGAAATCCTTGATGGTCCAGTTATTGAAACAACTGGTACAGGTGCTAATAATGGATCTAAAGACCTTATGCCTTGGACTTATTTCTTAACGCCTATGCAGACTGAAGGCTACAATATTGATAACGGTGGTTCGCTTGATATGCTGGTTTACTTTGAAGATATCCAGCGTCAAAACTCTCAAGCCTCTACTTCAAAAGATAGTACTATGAGAATTTGGCTCAAAACTGTAGATGGTAGATTTGTAACATTCCGGAAAACAGGCGATGATATTACAGATATTAAATTTCCGACTTTTTTCCCTGTTGATTTGCTTGAAGATAATACAAGATACGACACCAGCCGGATAGCTAAATCTAAATACATCGGTGAGTTGTCAATGGTTAAGGCCATATATAATACTACTTCATGGTTCAATGATTCATTCTTTAAAAACTGTTTTGCATTCTTGGCGGTTAACGGAAAGATTAATTCTGATATAGATCTTTCTAATGCGGCCATGTTTTTATATCAGGGTGACAATGTAAATGCTCCTGCATATGTGGCACCACCAACGGCGCATTTAGAAACTATGATTAAAGAGGTTGAGAGATTGGTTCAACAGCTTAATTCTAATATGAATAGTGTTATTTATATCTCTGTAATGGCATCAGGTGAGGCACGTAAAGAGGCCGATAAAACTAGAATACAACAACAGAAACAAGATGCTTCAAGGCTTGAAGAAAATGAAACTTGGATGATTAATATAGCACTGAAAAACTATATTAAATTCAAGGGAGAGTATACTGTTCTTTACATCAAGGATTATGAGAGCCTAACAAAAGCTGATGAGCTTGAGCCGCTACAGGTATTGATTGATTCAACTGTTATGAAAGAAGAAGTATTGGTTGAGATCGGCGCTGATATGATTGCTATTGCTTATGCATCAAATCCAAAGAGAGCTAAATTACTTGAGGACCTACAAAGGACCTCAGTTGATAAAGTTACCAATGATGCATTTGATAAGCCGCCGGTAATTGAAGACGATGGTGAATAATGCCAAGTTATAGAGACGCAAAAGGTAACCTGATAAAGTATAGTGATGAAGTTAGTAAGCTCACTTTACAGCTATACAATCAGGTTAACGATACATTAAAAAAGTTGATTGTTAATAATGATATAGGACTTGCAGAAGCACAGAGAAAGCTTCTCAAGGAATACAACAAAGCTTTGGTGAGTACCGATTTTATAGAGAAATTTAAAGCCGGTACCGTTAAGGTAATTGTTCAATCTTCATATGTATCTGGCGCTCCAGCTAAAAGTAAACAGGCTTGGGGTAACTACCTTTGGAATAAGTCTCTATTTGATGATAATATAAAGCTCTCTTCGCGAATTAGAAATAATGCTATTGACATTATAGCGGCACAAAAGAAAGTCCTTAGAACATCACTAAAAGGCGGTAAAACAATATCTCAAATAGTTGGCAACATTGGTGAAGATACCTTAAAAGGGTTTACTAGGGAATTGCCAAAATACATTAAAGAGATTAAAGACGTTAATCTTACGCAGAATTTTTATAACAAAAAGGGAAAGTTAATAAAAGTAAAAGGTCAGAAGATTTCACATGCTCAAATTAGGGCTGTTAAGAATCAAGCCAAGAGAATAAAAACAGCCGGATTGAGAGTTGATTATTTGCGTTTAATTGATGCTATCGAGTTAGGTAAAAATGTTGATAATGCTGTGTTTTTCGCAATGGAAAGAAAGACTAAATATTTTGCTGAACGTCTCGCGAGATCTGAAACAATCCGGACATTAGCAGTACAGAGAAATCATGAGGCCGTTCAAGATCCTGATACTCAATATGTAAAAAATATCACTCAAGGAAATAACCCTTGCCCGTATTGTGTGGCTACTGAAGATATTGGTTTTGTACCTGTTGGGAATGCTAGTATTGCAACACATCATCCTAATTGTAGCTGTAGAGCTGAGTATAAGAGAACCACAAAGAGACCTGAGAGTTGGTCTAATGCTGAGTATAAAGGGAAGCTGCAAGCGTCGATTGATAAGCAAAATAAAAAGGCCGAAAAAAACGGCACAAATAAAACTTATATTGAACCACAAACCCCCGTCAATTTGAGAGGGGCCGGTGATTTGTTATCTAATTATCCCGATAGTTAATTAAATAAAACGGTAGGATTCGATTCCTACAAGGGGGGGGTTAGTACTTATCCCAATCCCATGTTTCCAAGCGTCTCTATTCCGCCACGCTTCAAAATTATTAATTAATCATTATTGTTGCTTAATATTGATTTTAATAATTGATCGGGCTCAATAGTTAATTCATAATCATTAAATGGATATTCATTGGCCACTTGAGAGACTAGGTATATTATGCAATTACCTCTGAATTGATAACCCGTAACTATTCCAAGTAATTGATTAGCATCTGTTTTTACATAAACAATATCTCCTATATTATGCTCAATAGGAAATATTTGAGAGTCATGATCTATGTGATTATTCATTTTAGAGGCCATAATTAACAATCCTTTGTAGTTTACCTGAGACAAACTTAAATTCAACATCTTTAACATTTATATTTCTTGACATTTCAGTATACTTAACGGGAATGCATTTCTCCGGAGATTCAGCGAGATCTACATCCTCATCATACTTAACGCCAATATCATCAAAGACAGATTTAAGCTTTTGCAAATCTGTCTTTGGTTTTGATGCGAGCATTTTTGATATAATATAACGCGCCTTTATTTCATTTACGTTTGCTTCTTTTTTAACAATAGAAATAAATTCATCATCAATATCAATCATTTCAATCGGCTTTTGTTCAAGCCTTAGTTCATCATAATCAATAGAGTTTAAATCTCTGGCTGTTGTGTTATTATCCATTATATGCTCCATAACTTAAGTAAGCCAACAATACAACACAATGTTATTAGCGCGATAAACAGTATTAAGCAAGCGTTATAAACGCGTCTAAACTTTCTGAAGACAGAGCCTACCATACATACCGGCATGATTAACACACCAAAAGTTATAAACATTTTTAAATATAAATCACTCATTTACATATCTCCAAAGCCATATTAAGAGTATGGCGAATGATTGACTCGTAAACCCTTCTATCTTTCTGTAGTATTATTTCACCTCTTAATATTGCTTCTTTGTCAACTTTATCGAAAACCTTATTCACAACACAATCATGTACTGTTTTAGGTTCAACTTCTGGAACGCCTTCTGTTATCAATTCGTTAATATGATTAGGGCATAATATTTTATGGTCATCACCTTTACTATCAGTGAAGGTAAAGCATTTAACAGGGCCGCAAGTGTTACACATTAGCTTCACACTCCTTTAAAGAAGATTCAATAGTTTCTTTTTGATAGGTGAGGTATTCTTTTTTAGATATGAATTCAACCTCACCACAAAGGGTACAGGTTTTTGTGTATGGAGTCCAATCCCAACAGCCGTAAAGAAGCCTGTTTTTCTTTTTTATATTTTCTAAAGCTACTTCTTTTGATCTTGCGGCGGGCATTATAACATCAAAAATACCAACACTTTCATGATCTTCTTTAGACTGTTTTACTTCTGCTATGTCAACATCTTTACACGGGCAAAGAGCTTTTACAATTGCTTCAAGCTTTTCAACTCTATCAATAATTTTATCATCTTTCTTAATAACTTGCTCTCTGAATGTTTCCATTTTTTTATTAAGCCGCTCATCAATAGCTTTATCAGTGTACTGAACTAGCATTTTATATGCCTCATGTTCCATCTCTACAACACCGCCATCTTTAAAGCCTTTATTTTTCTTATTCCAAAACATTATTCACTCCCTTTTTTATCTTCAGATTTTCTATTGATTAATTTAACATATGCGAGATGAATTAAACGAGTAACCATTGCTGTAGGGTTTCTCGTTTCATCTTCACATAATGCTTTTAGTTTTCTTTCCACTTCATCGTTGAGCTTCATTCCTTGGGACATTGTATTCCTTTTTAGTGTGTTATAGTGCTTTATCGTTCATTACTCTATAAAATAGTAAATAAAGTAACATTCAATCAATATTTATTTAGATACCCAAAACCCTCTATAATAACATTCCTAAATTCATGAATAGATGCTTGATGCATTCAAAATCGGCTCGATGCCATACAAAAGGAATAACATGGATTTTAAAGTATTACAGGAACAGTTCAAGGATAATAAAGACTTTACGTCCGCATTAGCTGAGATTGAAGCCAAATACACGGCGCTATCTGGAATGAAAGAAACGGCGGTTACAAATGAAAGCAACCTAAGGACTGTTAAGCAAGAAATTGCCAAAGCGCTTGGGTTTGAAGAAAACATACCATCTAATGAAATCGTTAGTAAAATAGCGGAAAAATTAACAGGGTATGAAAAAACAATCTCTTCTTTTAAAGAGAATGCATCAGGCAAAGAACTTGAGAATGCAAGCGTTAACGAACAGCTTGCAACCCTCACAAAAGAGCTGGGTGATATTACTGGAAAATTTGAGGGTGAGAGAGCAACTAATGAGCTTAACACTCTTAAAGGAAACGCTCGGAAAGCATTAGCAGATAATGGAATTACTGATCCAAAGGCTCAGGATATGTTGTTAAGTGCTAATATTTCCAAGCTGTCAGGAATTGAAGACCTAAACGCCTTTGCTAAACAAGCCGCTGAAGATAATCCATTTTTAACAGAATCAGTTCATATTGGAGGCGCGGGTACAACCGGATCAGCTGTTGATCAAACCGCTCTTGCAGAAAAAGAAATAACTTATGGTATGCCTGTAGCTGAAGAAGCCGCAATATTAAAGGCCCGCCGTGAAAATGGAGTAACATAATATGTTAATAGATTGGAAAGTATTTGATACTAACCTTAGAGAAGGTTCAATCAAAAAAGTAAATGAGATTATAGATCTTTGGAATGCTAAAAGCGGAAATGCCTTGCGCCTTTCTACTTTATCATATGCCGGTGGAATCTTTGATCAAATCAGTTGGGATATTGACGATCACGTAGAACTTGAAGATATTTACGGTACTAATGATGCCGCTGATATTAATGAGTTTGGAACTGCAAGTCAAAAGACTGTAAAGTATTTTTTCCGTACCGGTACATATCAGCTTAAAGGCGCCGATTTGTCTTGGATTGAAAAAGATCCTGATACGGCAGTGGCGACTCTTTCTAATCAAGTAGCTGAATTTGTTTTCAGAAAATACTTGTTTGAGTTAATCACTGTGTTGGTGAATGTTTTTGAAGATAATGCTGATGTTACTAATGATGAATCTGCCACCTCTGGCGTAGGTTTTTCTCAGGCAGGACTTAACAGAACTTACGCACTTTTTAGTGATCGTTCTGGTTCGCTTGTAACTCAAATCATGTATGGTACAGCAAAGCACAAGCTGATTGGTGATGCGCTTGATAATGATGCCGCTCTCTTTACAGCTGGTGACGTTACTGTGATTGACATTCAAGGAAAGCGTACAATCATCACAGATTGCCCTGCTCTTATTGATAATGTTGCAGTGCCTAATGAGTTTAAAGCTCTTGTTTTGACAGAAGGCGCTGGTGACGTATTTGAAACAGGTGATTTCAAAATGGTTGTTGATGGTGACAAAACTGGCAAAGAACGTCTCTATACTTATATTCAAGGTGAAGGTACCGCGAGTATGAGAGTTAAAGGTTATTCTTATGATGTTGGAAACGGCACTTCTTCACCTACTTCTCCTGAGTTGCAAACCGGCGCAAGTTGGCCGCGTCATGTTGACAGCCTTAAAGAAACTGGTGGTGTTTTATATATCGCCGCTCAAATTGATAACGCTTAAGGGAGTGTATGATGAGTAAAAAAAGATTAACCAGAGATGAAGTTGCTAAGGTCCTGATTTATAAGGGGCCGGCAACGGCATACAAAGAAGATGTTGTTGAAATCGCAATCAAGAAAGGTTACCGCCTTGTTGATTCTCGATTTTTAACAAAAGCATTTACATCTAAAATGCAAGGGCTTGAAAAAGTCAGTGATAAAAAAATGATGTTTATTGAGGGTAAAGATGTTAATTTCTTTACCGCAGTACCAAAAGCGCAAAAGTTGATTTCAAAAACTCAATCACAAAGAGCTATTGAAAGCAGTGAAGCAGTAGCTAAAGCTGTATCTCTTATGTCAGAGATTGTGGGCGGCGGTACTGACGTTGCAACTATTGGTAAAACAAATGATGCTTCTGTTTCAAAAATTGCTGAACTTCAAACCGATGTTGATGCACTGAACAAAGCCAAAAATGAAGCGCTAGAGGATGTTAAGAAAGCAACTCTCAAAGCTACTAAAACGGCTGAAGCGGTTGAGATTGAAAAGAAAGCTAAAGAAGAAGCTCAGTTAAAAGCTGATACTCTTCAAGCTGAATTAAATAAGCTCAAGAACGCGCAAAAGTAAAAGGAGAAGGGGCGCTCGGCCCCCTCTTTTTTATGGTTGATTTAACTGAATTACAGGACCTTGTAAATAAATTACAAGATCAATCGTTACTCAAAAGAGTAGCGAGTAATTCACTTCATAATATGGTAGAAGCTCAGGCTTCATTTACAGTTAAAAATACAAAGTTTAAAAATTCAAAAGGTGTAACACTTGCCGCAATAGATACCAGTGTAACCGGATTAACCGGAGAAGTATTTATTGAGCAAAGGAAAGTACCTTACATTAATTATATAAATGATGGTACCGGAATATACGGGCCAAAGAAAAAAGTAATAGTTATAGAGCCAAAAAATAAACTGGCTTTATCTTGGGCTTCCGGTGATAGTAGATTCTTTTCAAATGGTCATACTTCAAACGGTCAGAGACCAAACCCTTTTATGCTTGATGCATATAAAAAGAATGAAAAGAAACTCTTTAAAGATTATGAAGAAGATATGGTTGATCAACTACAGGATGCAATAAGATAATGGCTACAATATTACAACCAATTGACTTTACAGATAAAGACAGTAAGGACTGTGTAAGCGGCGAAAATAGCCTATACTATAAGCCTTTCTCTGTTCTATCTGTGGCATTAGCCGCCGCTAAAAAAGACGTCCTCACAGGCGTTACAAGCGGCGCAAAGATAAGAGTCCTTGCTGATTTCACACTTGAAAATGTTGAAATGTTCGCTAAGGTCATTCAAGGAGATCCGGCTGAAGCTGGTGAGGATTGGGTGAATGACAGTGCACAGACCGTATTTACTGGCTTAGGCGGCATTGATGAAGGCCGTAATGTTTACCTTAATATTGGTGATGAGTACTTTGGAAAGCTCCTTAGAGATTTTGCAATAGATGCAACAAATGAAGAAATATATAGCCCCCCTATATTTGATGTAAAAGAAGTGTTAATATGTTTTGTTGAGATAAAAATATTTCAAGATTTGATTGATGATTCAAGAGCTCCATTTGAGGGCCAACAAATATTAACAGATAAATATACTAAGAAATTAAAAGAGGCTAAAAGTTGCCATAATAAATTTTATGGTGATCTCGATGAAAATGCTTTTTTCAATAAACCTAAGGGCGGTGATTCTACTTGCGTAAGGATGTTTTTTCGTGGCTAGCTTATATACAATAATGAAAGAGATAAAAGTTCTTTTCACCAACGCCGGTTATACATCATATGACCTCAACTCTCTTGGAGATAAGAAAATTACAAGGCTTCAAGGTGAGTACCCTATAATGTTGATAGATCGGA